GTGTGGTATAAGCACGATTGTATGGCGCGCCAGCCAAAGTATTCGGCTTAAAATCAACCATAGAAACACCTGGGTTCCTGTCACCAACATGACCACGATGTATACCTTGCATGGGCATCATAATATTAACGAAGTACGGTGTCCCGACAGTAGAAGAGGACAACTCTGGGTAAAACACCATATTCAGTGAGAATCTCTGCAAAAGCGATCTTATGCTTACTATGTGCTCACCAAAATACATACCATACGTATCGTCTGCAAACGAAAAATCGTTGTTTATTATTACTGATGTCTCATTTGTTGTTATTGCTGAAGCTGGCTCAACCAATGCTAATCCACCGATTCTAGCACTGGGTACTGCAAATTGTGCATCGTCTTCCATGTGAGTGTATACAAGCATATTTATTGGTGTTCCTAGCGTAGCTTCCGGTGCACTTAGTCTATTCATAACATAAACAGATATGGTACCACACGCCCAATCAACATCTTCGCCATATTTACTTGTTTGGTGATTAGGTGGGTCGTTGACATCAGGTGCTGGTAAAAATGTTGTGGGCCCGTTTGGAGTCACACTTATACTTACAGCATGATCCCCAGTGATGTCAAGCACCACGCACCTGTTTTGGATGAACGAATATCCACCACTAGATCCTGAATCATACACAAACAACAATCTACCTCTATGTAAGAAAGACGCAACTGCTTCGAACTTGATAGTCACTGTCCCAGACCAATAGGAAAACGGAAACGCTGCAAAACAACTAGAAGTCAGCCGTAGTGCACCATCCTGTATTGCCATCATATATGGTGACACGCGAATAGAAAATAAGTGTGTGCCAGGTGACTGTGATGTTTGCCATACAAAGTTGGTGAGATAAGATGGTCTTGATGCAATAGATGCTAATGTTTCAATATCACCCACACCACCTTCTTTGAGTGGGTCATAACCTACAAACAATGCTTGATCTTTGTGTACAGTAAGTTTGGCTGATATGGTTGGAACATCTGTTAGTGCTGTATTACCCACCGCTCTCTCTCGATATATGCCAGGCTCGTGTCCAATGTTGACTCTAGAAAAACCTAACACGCTAGCTAATTCTCCTATTGCCTTGGCCACATTTGCAGCTACCGTACCATAGATCAAAATTTTGTCTGATATGCCGTTAATGCGGTGTACCACAGACGACGCTGGAAGCACAAGCGCTTTGCTCGTAGTTCCACGCAACTCAACGTCTTCCAGGGACATCATCACAGTCAAGTCGCATGTTGCACTTATAGGTGGCTCGCCAGCATACCTCAATGGACACATCGACCTCACATGCAACGTTCCAGCTTCGCCTTTAAGATGTGCATTTGCGGTGCTACCAAAATGTGGTGTGGCGTCAATCATGTCTATATACTCAGCCCTATACACAAATGGCACGATCAGTTCAGATTTACTCACTTCAGTGGAAACATACGTACACAATGATTGTGACGCAAGGATATTATCAACCGGCCCATCAACTGCTGATGTCGACCAATCATCAAACCCACTGTCTAAACTATCACTATTTGTTGGCACAATCCAATTCACCGCAAGCAGTAACTTGGTATAAAATCTTGGTGTGACGTTGAAAAAGAAGTGGAGTTTAACCTTCGCGCGTATATATCTATAATGTTCAAGTTTGTTGCGCATGGTTTGTTCCTTGAGGAACTCAGCCCAGAAATTTACCTTCTCAAACACCAC